AGCTAGTAGTGGCATAACTGGTACATTCTCCGTCACTGAATCAGTTGATGTTCCAGCGATCAGTGGTCTGGTTAATCACACTGGATCATTGGCTGTAACAGAATCGTCTGATACAACATCAATATCAGGTTCAATTGCACATTTAGGTAATCTATCAGTTACAGAGTCAAGTGATACTTTTGCTGCGTCTGGCACTGTTTCTGGCAGCGCAACAATCACTGGAAGTCTGGTAATAACTGAAATATCAGACACTGCTTCGTTAATAGGTAAGGTAGCGCATACTGGGGCACTTGTTGTTACTGAAACAGCAGATACAGTAAGTTTCAATGGTTTGGTGACACACACTGGTGCTTTAGCAGTAACTGAATCAGCAGATATTGTCGCAATAACAGGCGGTAGTCAGATCACAATAACTGGCAGTATTGCTATAACAGAATCACCTGATGTTGCTAATTTCAGGGGGCCAAGCGGAAATACATTCAGCCAAGAAGTTGAATTTAGGAAGTTCTATGTACGCAAAGGCAAAAAGATACTATTATTTGACAGCGTAGACGAGGCAGAAGAATATATTAAAGCCGAGCAAGTAGCTGAAGAAGCAATTGCCAAGGCTAAAGTATCATCTCGGCAAGAACGCAGGAAGATTAAGAAGCGTATTATTAAAGATGTACTGCCTGCTGAGTCAATTGATACAGATTGGCTTGCAGAAATGATGCAAAGATTTGCGATTAACTTTGATTTGCCTAAATTATTGGCTGAACAGGATTATAATCGCGTTATGGAAATCCATGCGATGGCTAAGGCCATGCAGGATGATGAAGATGATATAGAAATGCTGCTAATGTGGGGGTGATATGGCGACACTAGATGAATTTATGCAGGCAATGTCTGGCAAGCCTACTGCTGCAAGTAGAAGCCGTGAATTCGAGCATAAAGGGTTAAACAGGAAACCTCCAACATTGACTGAGATACAAGAAGCAATCCGAGTTGGCCAATTACCTAGCGCGTTTAGAAGTCAAGAGCCCGGACTGCAAGGCGGCGTTCCGACCGAAACAATCACAGGATTAAATTTATCACCATTAGATTTATTTGGCACTGGTATTGGCACTAAAATAGCTGGACTTGGGGCTAAGGGAATTGGACTAGCTGGCATTTTCGCTGGTGTAAATGCTAAAACAGCGAACCTTGCTAAATTAGAATTAGCGCAAAAACTAAAACAACAAGTCGTGCCGGATAGAGAAATATACGCCAAAACAGGTTGGACGTTTGGTTTTCCTGATAGTAAACCAAGGTTTGAGATACCGGACAATGAGGCAAGCTTAAGCGGGTTAAAATATCAGGGAAGGAGCGGCATACTGGAGAATAGCGGAGATTTAAAAAACTCTCTTACTCATCCTGAGTTATATAAAGCATATCCAGAAACATCAAATATACAGGCGTCTATTTATCAAGGAAACCTTCCAGAGCAAGGTAGTTTTTCTAAACCAGGTATGCAGTATAACGAATATTTCCCGCAATTAACAGCGCAAGGATTAAATGCGAAATCTCCAGCACTTCACGAACTCCAACACGCTATCCAACAGCGCGAGGGATTTGCAAGAGGGGGTAGTCCAAGAGGTGCGGCTGATGACGTGGCTGGCGAATTATTAAAGATCAATAATAGAATAAAAAAAATAGAGGGCAGCGACTCTTTATATGAAGGACGGAAAGCTATAGATAAAGCCTTTGATGATGTTATTAATGGGAGGATAACTGATAGTCAATACAATCAGGTTATTTCTAATAATCCAATAGTTGAAGAATATACTAGGTTGCAGTCATTCCGTAGGAACGCCCCAAAAGATGGTGACGAGGCATACAAACGCCTAGCAGGTGAAGCAGAAGCACGTCTCACCCAAGCGCGGATGAACATGACACCAGAGCAACGTGCAGCATCTTATCCGCTAGATATGTTTGATGTTCCAGTCAATGAGCAGATAGTCAGATATGACGAAGGTAATGCATTGAGTCTTCCTGCTTACAAAGGGTTTGAAATACTCTCTAAAGCAAAACAATTTCCTGTCGGGCAAACAGCAATAAAACTTAAAGATGGCACTGTATTAACTGATAATTCTCCTATTCATGCTCTGCAAATAAAAAAATTACAAGATCAAGGTATACCAACAAGCGAAATAGAAAGCGGTGGATTTATCCGTGGTGATGGAAGTTATATAGCAGGCAGTGCTGACACGCCAAGAATAATCGAGCAAGATAGAGCTAGGAAAGCAGTAGAACAAAAGCGGTCACAACGTCTATCGTTGAGTCTGCCAAAAACTCAATACGAACTCGCCCATGAGCTGGCACAGCGTAATGCCGCACTACCTGTTGAGCAAGGTGGATTAGGATTGCTGGCTAATAACACAGCAATGGAAAGAGCAAAGGCGATGGGGTTTGATACGCCTGCTTATCATGGGACTAATCAAGATTTTGATGCATTTAATTCTTATGGATGGTCTACATCATCTCCGGTTGACGCATCAGAATATGCGAACAGAAAAACAATTTTAGAAGGTGGTAATGGAAGCGTATTACCGTTAATGGTTAGAAATAATAACCCAATGGTTATAAATTCAGATAGAGCACCATTATCAATTATTGATGACGCTACAAAAGGTGGGTACACAGGAGTGTCTGGAAATGGATTTAATATAAATAATCCGTCAGATATTCGCTCCCGCTTTGCAGCATTTGATCCATTAAAACGCAATAGTTCAGACTTATTAGCAAGCCTATTGCCTATTACCACCACTGGATTACTTGCTAATCAATTACGTCAATCATTATGGGCTGAACCACAGCCAGATTAAGATAGAGGATATATGACAGATCATAAACTTGTACAACGCGGAATTGATGCCACTCAGGTATTAGAGAATGTGGTATTCAAAGAATCATTGGTTATATTAAAGCAAGCAGTGGTAGACCAATGGAAAGAATGCCCAGTGCGTGATAAAGAAGGCCAGTTATTACTATTGCAATTGGCTAAATTAGCAGACAAGTTTGAGGGTATTTTAATTGGCATAGTTGAGACTGGAAAACTAGCTAAACATAAGATTGATATGAATAACTTGCGCGATGAATCGGTAGGGCGTAGAATCGTGCGAAGTGTAACAAATAGGTAGGCATTTACCTTTTAGCGAACGCAGTGATGCGCCGCATATTCCTCTAATGCCGAGAGGGGGATTTTGACTATAGGAACCCATAATGGACGGACAAGCGCAAGCACCCGAATCAGGTGGATTAAATGACCTTGTTTCATTTCTGGATCAACCAGATGAGGAATCCGCAGAAGAAATTGAAGCAGACCAAGACCAAGTAGATGAATCGGCCTCAGGCGAGGGAACCGACGATGCTACAAACGACGACAGCGACGAATCGGAAGAATCTAACAAAGAATCCGATGGAGAAGCTGCACCCGTCGAAAAGATAACCTTCAAGGTTAAAGGCGAAGATGGCGTAGAAGAAACGGTTGAGGCAACTCCCGAAGAAATCGCATCATCCTACATGCGCCAAAAGGACTACACCAAGAAAACTCAAGCATTAGCTGCTAGAGAGCATGAAGCGGTGCAGTTCCTCACACAAAAACACGATGAAATACGCCAGAATTACATTTCACAGGCCGAATTAACACGGGCTGCGATTGTGAACATGGCGGGTATTAGGTCGGAATCTGAAATGGCAGAACTTGCCAACAGTGACCCCGCCGCGTGGGTGGCAGAAAACCAACGGCAGAGGCAAATAGCAGCTTATCTTAACCAGCTAGATCAGTCTATCCATAGCGAAAAGGAACAAGCCGCATTACAAGTAGAAATTGCAGAGAAAACCCGCAAGGAGCAACTCTTTAATACTTCTTGGGCGGAACTCCAAAAAGATGGAATAGATAGGCCAAAACTGGAAGGTATCTACGGTAACGTAATTAAAAACTACGGATTTACGCAGGAAGAACTCGCGACTGTGCTTGACCATAGGATGGTTAAAGTCATGCGAGACGCTGTTGCTTACCGTACATTGAAGTCACAAAAGGCTGATATTACCAAGAAAGTGCAATCCGCTCCGCGTATGCCAACACGACAAGCACAACCAACAAATGAACGCCGAGACCGTGAATTGGAAGCTAAATTCAAATCAGGCAAGGCAAAACTAAATGACCTAGCCGCATTTTTGCGGTAAATAAGGAGAATTAAATGACAGTCCCAACAAACCTATATCAGAAGGCTTCCTTAAAAGGAAACCGCGAAGACCTGATCGACAAAATCTTCAATACATCCCCTAATGAAACTCCAATTACTTCAGCTATGGGGAGAGTAACTGCTGTTACTGATTATCATGAATGGCAAACTGACTCTCTAGCTGCCGCATCCGCATCTAACAAGATGATTGACGGCGATGATGTAACTCTAGACGCTCAAACTGCAACCGTGAGGATCGGCAATCACTTGCAAATCTTTAACGGTACAGTCGGTGTTTCTCGCCGTGCAAATATTGTTAAGAAAGCAGGCAGAACGCTGGAAATGCCGTATCTTAAAGGTAAGAAAATGCTTGAGTTAAAGCGCAATATCGAAGCAATGGTATTGTCCTCAACTCAGGTTGCTATTGCCGCCACAACTTCAGTTGCTGGTCAATCTGGTGGCTTGGGTGTGCAGTGTGTATCTAACCCGTTACATAACGGTGCTGGTGCGACTCCTGCATGGACTTCTGGTGCGCCAACTACTGCCATTACTGCTGGCACTAACCGTACCTTTACAAAAGCATTGTTGGATACTGCATGTCAAAACATCTATACCACTTCAGGCCAGTTCGCTGAAATGCTGGTTGTTTCACCTGCTCATAAAACACTGTTCTCAGCGTTTGCATCTATCGCTCAAAATCGTTATGACGTGAAGCAGAAGCAGCAAGGTGTGGTTGTAGGTGGTGCAGAAGTATATATGAGCGACTTCGGCGCAATATCTGTGTTGCCTCATTATCTTCTGTCTGGTGCTGATACTGCGTATGTGCTAAACACTGATTATCTTGATCTGGCCTTCTTGGACGGCTTTAAAACAGTTGATCTTGCAAAGACTGGGGATAGTGACAAAGTGTTGATTACGGCAGATTGTTGCTTAGCTGTACGCGCTCCAACAGCACAGGCAAAGATTACTAATCTTACCCCGTAATAAACGGCTAGAGGCCGTAAAACTCCGGTGGGGTGGAATGCCCCTCAATATTTAACAAGGAGTCAATATGGCACTTACGATATTTGCAACTGGTATCAATATAACGACAAGCGCAACTTCTGCTGGTGCAACAATACCTAATAGACTAGACGGAACAGTGCCGTTATTTGTGCGTATTACAGCTTCTGTTGCAGCTTGTGTCAGGGTTGGTATAGGAACACAAACAGCAGTTGCCACGGATGCGGTTGTGCAGCCCGGATCACCTCTTATTTTAGCGACAGGTAAATGTACGCACATTGCAGCAATTCAGCAATCAGCTGCTGGTGTTGTTCAGGTATCACCATGCGAGGATATTTAATATGGAACTTGAATCCAATGTAACCATAGATGAAGGTGTAAACGAGTACGGCATTCATAAGCAGGTTATTCTTGAAGGTGATCAGGCTGTAACAAAGCTAACTTACGATGCGCAGCCAATGCTTGAGCATGCTGCTAATCTACGGTCTTTAACTGCTGGTGATAGCTGGGGGAATGGGCATTTTGTCGGGATTGTACCAATGGCTGAAGTGGTTAGGATAAACAACACCTATCAAGGGGCGGAAGAACGCAAACGGCAAATGGTGCTTTGGCTAAAAGCAAATCCGAAGTTAGTTACATTTGAGAAATTCTTGAAATGACATACACAACGCTCAAAGCTGATATTGCCAGTTATCTGCACAGGGATAATTTGACGACACAAATACCAACATTCATTGAGTTGGCAGAGTCGTATCTGTTCCGAGAGTTGAACGTGCAAGAGTTGCAAACTTCTGTTACAGGCACAACTATTGCTGGTGGGTACGTCACTCTACCTGCTGATTTTGGGTCGATTGCGCGAATTACTGTTACGGAAGGCTCGTGGACTACTAACTTGGATTATATGGCTGTACCGGATGTTTCATCGACGGTACAAGTTCACCCTCAATTTTATTCGTTAGAGAATAATCAAATCAGAATTATAGGCGCGGGTGCTGACCAAGCATACACGTTATTCTATACGCCAGATATTCAGCCATTGTCTGATACAGTTACAACTAATTGGGTTCTTGATAACGCAAAAGAATTATACCTTTACGCCTCATGTCTGGAAGCTGCCAGATACCTTAGAGATGCGGCTGAAATTAATTTATTGTCGCCGATCGTTTCATTGGCTTTAGAATCTGCCAAGCGGTTTGCTGAAAGACGCAGCCAACCTTTTGTTGGGTCACTTCGGATAAGGCCGCGCGGTGTATTTTCTTGGTTTGGACGCTAAGCTGAATAATGGATAAATTACTTGGATTTAGTCCTGATCTTGATCCGACTACACCCGGAGTAGTTACTGCTTGCGTTAATTTTATACCTTATGAAGCGGGGATGGCTGGCGCACCATCTGCTTCTACTCCAACATCTACACCAGCACTTGCTGCTGCTTGTGTTGGCGGTGTAGTAATTACAAAACTGGATGATACACGGCGAATTATCGCAGGAACAGCCACAAAGCTATATGAGCTTTCTGGCGGCTCGTGGACTGATGTATCAAGAGCTGGTAATTATACTGGTGGAGCAGATACGAGATGGAGTTTTACTCAGTTTGGCAATGCTACGATTGCATCAAATCTTACTGACACAATTCAACGCAGTGCTTCAGGAGCATTTGCTGATATTGCTACTGCACCAAAAGCCAAGATAGTATTTAGCGTTGGATCATTTGTGATGGCTTTAAATACATCTGATGCAACCTACGGTGTATCTCAAAATAGATGGTGGTGTTGCGCCACCTTTGATGAAACAAACTGGACACCAAGTGTTACAGCGTTATGTGCTACAGGTCAATTAGTATCAGCTCCGGGGCAAATTACAGCAGGTGGGAAATTAGGAGATTATGCTGTTGCATATAAAGACAAAGCTATTTTCTTGGGGCAATTCGTTGGCGCTCCTTCTGTGTGGGATTGGGCGCAAGTGCCGGGCGGTGATGCTGGATGTGTTGGTCAAGATGCATGGACTGATATTGGTGGAGCGCATTTTATTGTTGGGCAGGATAATCTATGGTTGTTTGATGGGTCTAGGCCTGTTCCGATAGGAGTCGGACAAGTTCGTGAATGGTTTTATGCCAACTCTAACCCATCTTACCGCTACAAAATACAATGTATATTTGACAGGCAAACAAACAGAGTCTGGATTTTCTATCCATCAACGAATTCAACAACATTAAATTCTGCGATGGTATATCACCTTGCCACCAAACAATTTGGCTTGGTTACGATCAATATTGAAGCCGTGTTAAATTACATTAGTGCGGGGGTAACGATTGACGGGTTAAGCTCTATTAGTTCAACGATTGATGGTTTGTCTGCATATTCGTTTGATTCGCAATTTTGGCTTAGTGGCGGACGCGCTCTATCTATATTCAACACATCGCACCAACTCCAATTAATGACCGGAGCATCTACGTCCAGTAGTTATACTACTGGAGATATGGGTGACGATGATGGGGTAAGTTTATTAAGCAAGATTCGCATAAGATTTGCGCCCGGATTTGCTCCTACTACCGCAACCGCTCAAGTATCATCAAAAATGACCGAAGGCGATGGATTAACAATAGGCGATACACATACATTAAATGACGGTAAATTTGACGTGTTGCAAGCAGCGAGATTCCACCGTGCAACAATTGCAATGACTGGTGATAATCGTGTTTTGGCAATGGATGCAACATTAAAACCAATGGGGACAGCATGAAATTAAATGTTACTCCACTTGGTAATGTAGACGCTGGAACAGCTCAATGGTATCGAGAAATTGCCCAGCAAGTTAATAGCCTTTCAGAGGGTAAAATATCCGCGAAATACCAAGCTGCAACGGCTGCACCAACGACAGGAACTTGGGCGAAAGGGGATTTTGTAACTAATTCTAATCCTTCTGAATTAGGGGCTGCTGGGAGCAAGTATTTTATCGAAGGCTGGAAATGTCTTGCTGATGGAACGCCGGGAACATGGGTTCAGGCAAGATTTCTTACGGGGAACTAATGGAATTACAACAAGTACCATTAACACACATAGATCGTGCTTGGGCTGATGGCGCATCATGCTTGTCTGAGGCATGTGATGTATCTGGTGGTGAGATAACAGGATCGCAACTTAAAATGATGCTATCCCGAGGGGAACGCACGTTAATCAGAATGTGGGATGGTGAAACGGTTAGAGGATGGGGAGTTATTCGTGTGGATCAACTTCCTAATGTAAGAGTTTTATTTATCACAGATTTAGTCGCTCATAATGGCGGATTTGAACAATTTTTTGAAGCAATCAAACAACTCGCAAGAGACTTGGGATGCTCGGAAGTTAGATGTGCAGCAAGACAAGCACAAGAGCGGCTATACCGTACAACATGCGGATTTGAGCCTGTTTATACGATATTAAGAGTGGGGGTAATATGACTTCAAGAAGACAACTTTATGCAGCATTAGAGCCGTTTGGTGATAGTTGTACTATGACTAAAGTTGGCGGTGGGAGAATTTATGGTGGTGGCGGTGGTGAACAGACAACAACATCTGCAATTGATTCGAGATTTTCACCATTAATTGATTATGCGACACAAGCTGGCGCAAGAGTTAATCAAGCTGGATTCCAGCCATATACTGGTGAGCGGTTTTCAGGGTTAAATGAAATTCAAAACACTGGTATTGATTTGATTAAAAATCGTGCGATGAGTGGTGATCCAACAATGGATCAAGCGCAAAGCACACTACAAGACACGCTAAAAGGTGGTAATACAAACCCATATCTTGATGCAATGGTTAACAAAGCAACAATGGGCGTGGCTGGTAATCTAGCAAAGATAAATGCAACAAGCGGATCGTTTGGCAACTCAGGTATACAAGAGGTTGGGGCAAGGCAGATGGGCGAGATTGCATCGCAAATGTATGGGAATGCGTACAACACTGATCGAGCAAATCAAATGGCTGCACTACAACTTGCACCGCAATATGGCAATCAGGCATACACAGACGCAAGCCAATTAATGAAGGCCGGCGGACAAGTTCAAGATCAAGCACAGCAAGCGAAGGATTTTGCATACCAACAATTCCAAGAAAAACAAAACACACCATACAAACAAATGGCAGCTTATGGTGGATTGCTTAGTGGACAAGGGGCGCAGAAAACTACAACTAACGGGGGTGGCAAATGAAGAATTGGCAAAAATTAGCATTATTGGCTGCTGCGGCTGCGGCAACTGCTGGCACTGGCGGGGCTGCTGCACCAGCATTAGCGGCTGGTTCTGGTACAGCTGGAGCTGCTGCTGGAACTGGGGCTGCTGGTGGATTGCTTGGTGCAGGAACTGCCGGAGCTGGGGCCGCTGGAACTGCTGCAACTGGCACTGGGTTATTAAGTGCTGCGCATCCATTAATCGCAACAGGTGAAACTGGACTGCTTGCTCCTAGTGCTACTGGTGGAATTGGCGGGCTAAGTGCTG